CGGTGAGGGGAGTTCGAGGTTCAAAGTCCAAGGCCAGCGTGCACAACGGGAGAAACAGACCGTAAGAGGCCGGATGATGCCGAAAACCAAGGACTTGCGTGGCGGTGGCGGGCTTTTGCAGCGAGGCCGCGAAACAAGCCGGAAACCGGCGGCGGAGAAACGGCGGAAACTGGACGGCTCACTCCTTTTTAGAGACCGCTGCCGGACGCCAGCGCCGGCCTCGCGGCAGCCCGGCGGATGCGCCGCGCCGGTGCCGCCGGCGGACGGCTACGGGTTAGCTTTTCAAGGCGGCCCCCCCCCCCGAATTAAAGCCGGTCGCCCAGCACCGTTTGCGGGCCGCTGCCGACGCGCCGCCGCAGCAGCAAATCGTCCGGCTCCAGGCTCGGCACCATCTCCCATCCGAGCGCGCCCATCCGGTTCAAAAAATCGAGCGCCGAGGACACCGCTTTTCCGTTGATCGTCACCCGCCGGACGGTGGCCTGTTCGCCAGGTTTTCTCAGCCCCAGATATTGCCGCTGTACCTGCACGTATTCCCACCGCAAAACCTCGGGCGCAGGAGCCACCACCGCCGCCGGTTTTTCCTGGCAACCGCCCGCCGCCACCAGCACCACCGCCACCGCCGCGATCATCATCAGAATTTTCATGGATCAACCTTTCTTCTTTTCGTTCAACTCCGCGCCGCCGGGACGGTGCGCGGGATATTTTGTGTGCGTAGGCCTTCCTCCCTTGCCTGCGCGGCTCGGCACCAGGGACAATTCCGCCTCCGTCGCCACGCCCTCGGCGCGCAGTTTTTCCGCAATCGCATCACGAATAAAACTCGACCGGTCACTGTAGCCGATGCCCCGAAGATTTTTGTCGATGTGGCACAGAAAATCCCCGTTCAACTGCAACAAAACCTTGGTCTGCGCTGTGTAAACTTTGCCCATCAATATTGAGTTTTAGTCCGATCCAAAAAAAAATCAAAATAATTCTTGTCATATTCCCGATATACTGAGTATATCTGTGCGCGACATGAAAAACGACGCTGCAACGAAACCAGAAACGAGGCTCATTACCTTGCTCATGCCGACCGACTTCATCCCCGTGGTGGACGCGGCCGTCGAGCGCAACGACACCGACCGGGCGAAATACATTCGCGCGGCCCTCCGCGAAAAACTTGCCCGCGAAGGCTTCCCCTTCCAAATGACGGAAAAACAAGCCGCGTGACACCCTCCAAACTCAACCCCCAAAAAATGAACACCATCGACCCCGGACAACTCAAACTCCACCCCCTCCTGCTCGAACTCCCCGGCGCGCCCGAGTCCTACAAGACCGGCGCGCACTTTGACACCCTTTGCGATCACCTGCTGGCGACCGGCGCGCCGCTCACCCCGCTGCCCGTCGTCGGTCACCAGGTCTGCACGCCGGATGCGGCCCGGATGATGTTCGCCGCGCGGCAATGCTCCATCCTCGCGCTGCCGGTTTTCGAGGTCCCGCCGGACGAGGCCGCGCTCGTCATCTCCGAGATGTGCCTCCACCTACACTACACCAAGGGCCAGCAGGCGTATTTGCTCTGGCCGATCGTCAAGGAAATGATCGCCAAGACCCGCATTCACCAGGAGAAAAACCGCCAAAAAGGCCGGTTTCCCACCGGTGTTCACTCAGTGAACACCGGTGATCTGACCGTCGAAGAATTCGCCCACCGCCTCGGCATGTCCCGCACGATGTTTCACCAGGCCCGCGAGGTTTACGCCCTCTTTGCCAAGGATCCCAAATACAAGGCCGCCATCGAGCCAGTCCTGCTGAGGGCGGCCGACAAGGACACGCCCGGCCTCGGCGCCATCATCGCCGGCCATGACGGCTTCAAGAAGACCGGCAGCACCCGGCCCGAGGTCAACCAGTTTGAACTCTTCGACGGATTTTTCGGCAAGGTTTTCAAGCACGGGCTGGAGTCCAAGGAGCTTCGCCTCTCCCTCTCCAACCGGCTCGCCAGGGCTGACAACGACCAGTTTGGCCAGATCGAGACCCTGCACGCGGTGCTGGGTGAAGAACTCAAAGCCGCCCGTGCCGCCCGCCGTGAAGCCGCCGCCGCCTAAACCCGCCATGAAAATCCTCACCCTCTTCCTCCTGTTCCTCTTCGCCTGGCTCGCGGTCTTCGTCAGCCAGCTCGCCGAGACGACTGGCGAGGCGTTGATGTTCTACGCGCTCATCCTCCCGCTGCTCGCCGGCGCATGGTTCTGCGGCTGGTGCGCCGCCGCCGCGCGGCACTCCCGCCGCCATCCCGCGCTGCCCCCGCGCACGGACGGCGTGATCGAAGCCGCCTTCCAAAACCGCGCGATCGGAAAGCGGGAAAGCGGGAAAGCGTAAATCCATGTCCACCCCCCTCGCCATTTTCTGGAAGTTCGCTCCGTTCTTCGCCGGCGCGCTGCTCTTCTGGGCCGGCGTCCTCACCGGCGCCCGTCTCACCCGGCCCGCCGCGCGCAAAACCAAAACCCTCAACCGTAAATCCTGAACCATGACCCACGAAGAAACTCAACGCCTGGAGGCGGCCATGACCCGAGCCCATCACGCCATCACCCTCGCCGGCCAGCGCCGGTCCCGCGACCAAATCCTCGACGTGGTCACCCGGCTGCTCGACACCGACCATCTCAGCCTTGACGCGGTCCGGCAGCTCACGGAAATCTTTGAGGAACACCGCCAGACCACCCACCTGCTCGCGCTGATCCTGCCGGCGCAGGTCCTCGGTCCAATTCCCATTTTGCCCCAGCCCTTCTGCACCGCCGCCGAAACCACCCCCACATGAACTCTCCCACCGAATTGCTGCTCATGAACAGCCAGGCCGTCATCGGCCCCGAGCCCGATTTGCTGCTCACGCGCGAGGTCGGTTTCATCGCGCCTCTGCAGCGCCGCACGGCAGAGACCACCCACGGCATCACCCTTGAGCACATCACCGTCCACTGCCACTGGATGGGCCGGCCCATCCATGACGCCGCCGCCGCCAAGACCGCCGCGGTCAACTCCTTCAAGTTTTCCGGTCGCCAGTTCGGCCCGGCCTTCTCGCTCAATTAAAATGCAAACGATTCTCCCACCACAACTGGCCGGGGCCAACCGCGCCACGGCCGCGATGAAGCCAGTTGCTTCGGGAATTCCACGCGCGGCGGAGCCATCCCACGGCTCCGCCGCCTCCTTTATTTTCCCCGTGCCTCGCGCGGCGGGCCAGTTGGCTGATTCGCCCCGGCCCGATACCGAATACACCAACCCGCGGGCCGGGGAAAAATTTGATCGCGCGCAGGGCATGGTGCCCGGCGAGACGCCGGTGACAGGGTTCTCTCCCCCCATAGAAACACCCGCGCGCGATCTTTCCCCCTTTCCCCCCCGCCCCCTTTCCCACTTTCAACTCCCCCCCTCCATCCCCGCGCACCTCCTCTCCCCCGATCCCGCCGCCGCCGCCCGCTCCACCGCCGAGGCCCACGCCAAACTCCGCCTCCTCGAGCGCGCCGCCGAAATTCGCCACGCCGCCCAGCTCGCCGGTGAACTCATGGACGACTGCCGCATCGCCTCCGCCCTGGGCATGACCAAGTCCACATTTTGCAAGCTGCAGAAAGCCTTCGCCGCCCACGGCCCGCTCGGCCTCCTCGACCGCAAACACCTCACCGGCCGCCGCCCGAAATTCATGCTCACGGAAAACGAAGCCCTCGTCCTGCGCGGCTGCGTGCTGGCGCGCAGCTCCGAAGGCCAGCTCCGCTTCCTGATGGCCATGGAAGATTTCCTCACCCAGCCCGCCTGCCTGCCGACCACGCGCGAATTCATCCGCGCCGAGCTGGACGCCGCCGCCCGCGAGCAGCGTGATCCGGTCTGGCCGCCCTACCTCCGCCGCGTTGGCTACCCCACGCGCGAGGAACGCGCCGCTTTCCGCGGGAAAAAACATTCCCAGGCGTTTGAAATCGTGGACCGCCGCGCGCTCATCTGGCGCGACGAATTCGGCAACCAGTTCCAAGTCGGCCCGCACTGCATCCGTGAAATGGATGACTGGTCGGACAACATGCCGCGCTCCAGCCTCGATCCCGAGACCGGCCGCCCCATGCTCAACCGCCAGACCCTCACCTCCCTCGATCTCTACTCGAACGCCTGGCTGCACTGCACCCAGATCGCGCGCCACGCCGACAGCTACCGGATCGAAGACGTGGCCGAGGAAACCCGCTGCTGCGCCGAGGCCTGGGGCTGGCCGGATATTTATCGACTGGAGAAGGGCGAGATCTGGGACGGCGCATTCTTCCACGGCATCAAAGTCACCGCCCCCGGCTGGGGTGATAAAAAATGGGGCGGCATCTGCACCTACGCCCGCGTCGTGAACACCTTCAAATCGAAAGGCAAGGGCAACATCGAGGGCAGCTTCAACACCGTCCAGGCCCTCGGCGCCCACGCCGCACTCGACATCGGGCGCACCCGCGGCGAATTCGAGAAGGCCACCAAGGCCCTCGTGCGCGCGCACCAGAGCGGCCAGATCGACGAACGATTCCTCTCCGCCGAGCAGGCCGCGCACTCCTTGGAAGCCATCGCCCTCCGCTACAACTCGCGCCCCCAGACCCGTCGCGCCTTTGGCCGCGGCAAGGTCGTCCCGGCGGATCTCCTGCGGAACACGCGCGGCCGCGCCGTGCTCGCCCATGAACGCTGGGTTTTCAGCCCCGTCAAACGCGAGGCCACCGTGCGCGGCGGCCACGTTGAAATCTCCATCAACCACTACCCGCAGACCTTCCGCTTCCGCGTCAACGGAGTCGATGACCAGCTCCACCTGGACCACGGCCATCGCGTCCTCGTCGCCTTTCACCCCGGCTTCCCCGAGCGCGGCTGCTTCGTGATGAACGCGGAACTCACCCGCAACAACCGCTACAACTTCCGCGCCGGCGAGTTCATCATCCTGGCCGCGCACGCGCCGGACGTGCCGCAGGTCGATCTCAGCCACCCGGATTTCGGCTACCGCAAAAAAGCCAACGCCGCCGCCCGGCGGAGCTACATCGCCATCGGTGCCGCCGTGGCCGGCCAGCACGTCCACCACGCGCAAGACGCCCACGGCCAGCCCACCACCGTCCTGGTCGATCCGCAGCTCCCGCAGCTCACGGAAAAATCGGAACCCGCGCCGGCGGAAATCAAGAAACCGCGCCCCCCACGCCGCGACCCCTGGGCTGACAGATTTTAACCGCAGCAACCCCAACCCCCCAACTCCAAAGGTGACACAATGGACCAAAAAACCGAAGACCTCGCCGCCGAATTAAAGCAGCACGTTGAAAAAATCACCGCGTTTCAAACCGCGCGCGGATTCACCAACCCCGAACTCGTCAGCCATTTTCGCACGGCGAAAAACAAACCGCTGCTCGGCAGCGACAGCTCATGGGAACGGCTGCGGCATGACAACTGGCAGGGGACGCTCACGGCCGAGAAGTGGGTCCCCAAACTCCGCCAGGTTATCGGCCAGATCGAGGGCGGCACGGTGGTGCAGGAGGTTTACACCGACACGCCCTTCTTCAAAAAATCCCTCACCGCCCTGCGCCGGCTCGAAGGCCAGGGCGACCGCCGGCAGCGGTGCCACATGACCCTCGCGCCCCAGGGCGTTGGCAAGACCGTCTTCTGCCGCTACATCACCGGATCCGACGAGAGCAAGGTCCGGCTCCGCAGCTACGTCCGCCTCAATCCTTCCTGCCGCGAGAAGCGCAAGGCCATCTGTCTGGTGATGGCTCGCGGGATGCAACTCACTCTCAGCCGATCCTGGACGGAAGAGCAGATGGTCGAAGCCATTGCCACGGAATTGCGGAAGTTTCCGCGCACCGTCATCATCGACGAGGCTCACGAGGGCGGGCTGGAACTGATGAAACTCATCCGGCACTGGATGGATGAAACCAAAACCTGCTTCATGTACTATGGATACCCCACCGAGTATCGGAAGCTCGTCACCGACACGGTGGAAAACTCCGTTGACGCCGAGGCGCTGCAATTTCTCAGCCGCTGCCTCAAGCCCATCTTTGACGATTACCAGCACGGCACCAAGGCCGCCGACGTGGTTGTCGTTTTGAAGCACAACGGCATCGAGGCCGACGAGTCCACCGTCCGCGCCCGGCTGCTGTCCACCCTGATCAAGTTTTACAACATAGACGTGCTCATTGAGGCCATTCACGAACTGTCCAACGCGGAAATCGACGACCCGACCTTCGATGAAGTGGTGGACGAGGTGAAAAACCTCTGCTCCATCAACCCCGGCGAAGAGAAAAAATTACGCCGGCCCGCCCGAGAGGAATCGAAATGAAAACCACCCTCTCCTACCGCCGCCTCCTCCGCGCCGCCCACAGCTCGGTGGCCTCCGTCCTCGGCCACGGTCCTGCCTGGAAAAAATCCTCGCACGAATACTGGATCCTCACCGCCATCGAACAACTCATCCGCGCCGGCGTAGAACTCGACGCCGCCGCGAAAAAAAACAAACGGAGATCCCAATGAACATGACCCCCTCCGACTGCCGCCACTACGCCGCCCGCGCCATCGAGCTGGGCCTCATCCGCCCCGGAGCGCCGGTTTCCAAACCGGCCGCCCCCGCCCCCCTCGGCCGCAAGCCCGGCCGCACCGTCGCCGCGCACCGGCCGCTCGTGGAAAAAATCCAGCACGCCGTCTGCGCGCACTACAAAATCACCCTCGGCGAACTCCTCCACAAAAACCGCCTCACCGCGGACACCGTCTGGGCGCGCGCCGTGGCCGTCCACCTCTGCCGCGAGATCCTCACCATCAACCGCCACGACCTCGCCGCCGCCTTCCACCGCACCGCCGCCACGATCAGTAACCTGCGCAACCTCGTCGCCCATCAGACCGCCACCAGCCACCATCGCGCCGCCGAAGTCCACGCCCTCACCCAGCTCCTCCGAGCTCAATTAAAACTCTCCACTCTCAACTCCTAAACTCTCAACTCCCCATGAACCCCATCACCTCCCCCGAATCCCTGGACGCCGCCGTCGCCCGCGTCGTCTCCCTCCGCAACCAGCACACCACCCTCCTGGCCGACAAAGAGGCCGAACTCATCGCCGTCGAAAAAAAGCACCAGCTCAAGATCGGCGTCGTCCTCGAAAAAATCGCCGTCCACGAATCCGCCATCCTCGACTTCTGCGCGAACAACCGCGCCGATCTTTTCCCCGAGAAAAAATCCCGCGAGACCGGCCTGGCCGTCTTCGGTTTCGAGCTCAAACCCTGGCGCGTCGAGACCGCCAATAAAAAAATCAAATGGCAGGACGTCGTGGTCCGCCTCGCGCGCCTCCGCTGGGGACCGGCCTACATCCGCACCCCCGCCCCGGCGCCGGACAAGGAGGCCCTGCTGGCGAACCGCGAACACCTCACCCCCGAGCAGCTCATCTCCGCCGGCCTCACCTTCCGGCAGGACGAACAATTCTTCATCCGCCCCAAACCCGAAACCGCCGCCGACTCCAAAACCGGCGCGTAAAAAAAAGGCAGGGCGGCGCTGCCGCGCCGCCGTAAAATTTATGATCCGAAAAAGCCAGCTCCTGTTCTGCGAAAACGACCACGGCACCGGCGATGTCACCTTCCCCGATGTCAACGTGCTGGACGGTTTCGAACTCTGCGAGCACTTCATCCTCCCGCCCACGACTGCCTCCCTCCGCGCCGATGCCAAAGCCGCCGGCTGGGGCCGTGTGAACGGGGCCGACTACGCGACGGAATACGCGGCCAAGACCGGCCAGAACGTCATCCGCTCGAAGCGTGTCCACACCAGCGAACGCGACCACGCCTGCCAGAAACCCGTCGAGGTAATCGCCAAGCTGCTCGAAGTGGCGACGGTGGACGGCGGGACAATCCTCGACCCGTTCATGGGCAGCGGCACGATGCTGCTGGCCGCGAAGCAACTCGGTCGGAAGGCCATCGGAATCGAACTCAACGAAGCCCACTGCGAATCTGCCGCCAAGCGGTGTCAGCAGGAGATGGCGCTAGAAGCCCGAACAATGATTCACCAACCCACCGGTAGCGTATTACCCCCATGAGCTCATCCTGGAAAAAAATCCCCGCCCGCGAAATGCCCCTCCAGGACGGCGACATTTTCCCCTTCGGCAAGCACCACGCCGCCGGCACCACCATGCAGTTTGTCCCCCTCAGCTCCTACCGCTACTTTCTCACCCAGCCCTGGATCGACCAGTGGCCGGCCGTGCGCGACTACGCCCAGCGCGTCATCCAATCCCTCGCGCCCCCGCCGCCGAAGCCCCGCCGCGCCGCCGCGCCTGCACCGCCGCGCGTCAGCCGGGCCGAGAGTGACCGCATCGCCGCCGCCGCCCTCGCCGAGTTCCGCGCGGCCAATCCAAAATCATAAATCCTAAATGACCGCCACCCTCATCCGCTACCACGACACCTGGAAATCCGTTTTCCGCGCGAACTGGATTCACGATGGACCGCGCGGATCCCGCCGCCTCCTCCCGCGCGCGGACCGCCCCTTCAACACCGACCTCGAGCGCATCGAGGAACTCGCCGCCCAGCTCGCCGCCGCGGAACACCGCGCCCCCGTCGAGCGCGACCTCAAACACGCCACCACCACCGTCGCCCTCGGCCTGCCCAAGGACTCGAAGCACTTCACCTGGCGCGACACCAACGCGCTCCTCGATTTTTTCCAGACCCTCATCAACCCCGGCGACCTCGCCACCGCCGTGAAGATCCTGGACCCGGCCGCCGCCCACCGCGCCGAGATGCTGGCCAAAATAAACAACCACTGCCTCCTCGGCTACGTCATCAGCGAATCTCTCCGCCTCCACGACACCCGCGACTTCGCCAATCTACCGCCGGCGCAGTTCGTGAAATTCTACCAGCACCTCCACGCCCGACCCAACGCCTGGAAGCCCGGCCACGCCCCGCGCGTGCGCCGCCCGAAATCTTCTCCCTCTCCTGGGGGAGAGGGCCGGGGTGAGGGCGGGCGCGCCGCTGGACACAGCGTCCCCGTCCCCGCCCCCGACTGGCCCGACGAACTCCCCTCCGCCTCCGATCCATTTTGAATTTTGAATTTCCCAATTTTTAATTGATATGCCCCCCGCCCCCCAGCCCGACCTCTTCGACGCGTGCCCCGCGCCGGACGATCGCGACGTCGAGTGGTTCATCGGCTACCTCGCGCACCGCGACTGGACCTTTGCCGAGGACGTGCTGGTCTCCGTGGGAAAACCCGTCACCGAGAACACCAAGCGCTGGGTCCGCGGACTGGCCGAGCGCAGCGGCGGCCGCATCAGCTCCGGCCAGGCCGGCTACCTCCTTACCCGCAACCTCACCCTCGAACAATTTCACCACGCCCGGAACACCCTGGCCCACCAGGCGCAGAAACTTCAGCAGCGCGTGCTGGCCATGGACAAAGTTTTTTACACGCGCGCGCCCGTCGCCGTGTCCGCGGGAATTTTGGAGTTGGAGAACGACCCAAGCTCACCGACTGCCGCCGACGGCAACGGTGGAGCGGAAAGGAAACGATGAAATCGAAGAGCCTGCAACTCATGCTACCAACCGATTTGAAAAATGAAACCCACTACCCGAACGCAGAGCGCAGCAACCCCGCGCCGAAAATCTGAACGCTATGGAAACACAAACTGAATCTTCTACGCCTCCTGCACTGACTGGTCCGGCGGACGGCCCTGACTTCATCAGCGAACTCCGAGACCTGCTCAACAAGCGCAGCATGGAGAACGCCAGCAACACGCCGGACTTCATACTGGCTCAATACCTGACCAACTGCCTGCGAGCTTGGAATCAGGCGACGCAACAGCGCGAAACATGGTATGGCCGCGATGCTCGCCCAACGAGTCAGAGCAGCGTCAATACCTCGAAAATCGCCTGGTGAGGGCGTCTCAGACTTCAATCCTTCCAAACGCTCCACACGCGAGCACTCCTAACAGTGATTCTGCAACCACCCGTTAGCATATCCCGATTATGAAACTCATCGCCGCCTGCGCTGTCGCCAGCCCCCTCGAACTTGTCTCGTGAAAAAAAACGTCTCCAACGAAAACCAGCTCCAGTTCTTCTGCGCCCCCGTCCTCACCCGGCAGCCCGGCACCAACAACCTCGTCGTCACCCCCGGCCTGCCCGTCGCCTGGCTGCGCCCTGTCCAGTTCGCCCGCGAATTTAATGTGACGCGCGACACCGTCTATCGCTGGACGGCCGAGGGTGAAATCCCGGAAGCCCTGCTGCGCTACCAGGGCCTGCGAAAAATCGAGATCGCCGCCGAGGCCGTGGGCTATTGTCGCGAAAATTTTTCGCGCCGTCGCGCTGGTCTCCCGCCGATTGCGCTTGAAAAATTTCGAGCCAGCCGGACATAGTCCGGCATGAGCAGCGCGCTGCCAGACTGGGTGCCTGTTCCGATAAAAAAATCTCACAAAGTTTCCCGCGCAGTCCCGAATAATCCGCGCAGTCTTTAGTCTTCACCTCCGATCTCCCCCAAAGTGTCCCGCGTGAACGGTGACACGATTCAAGTTTTGAAAGCCTCCGGGGAATTCCCCCCGGCGGCTTTTCCATTTTGCGGGCGGCCCGCCCGCGCGGTCGCCTCCGTCACCCGGCTCCGCGCAGTATGTTCCTGCATCCCGATGCGGGGAGGTCCGTCCGCATTTTCTTTCCGCAACCCCCAAAACCCATGAACGAAACCACCGCCACCACCCTCCGTGCCGTCCTCAAGGTCGGCGGGGCCGCCCTCACCACCAAGGGCCTCACCACCGACGCCGGGCTCGAGGCCGCCATCGGCGCCGTCATCACCCTCGTCGGCTTCATCTGGGGCATCATCTCCGCCCGCAAGGCCGCCGCCGACGCAAAGGTCGTCCAAGAAATTCGTTAACCAGTGAAATTTTCCCGCGCATTCTGGTTTCCGTTGATTGCCCTCGCGCTCCTCACCGCCCGCGCGGACATCACCGCCCGCGCGGACAGCACCAACACCGTCTTCACCACCAACCTGGTGCCCGTCGTCTCCAGCGTCACCACCATCATCCGCAGTGCCGGTTCGGAGACCGGCGCTCCGCCGGCCACCAACGGCGCGCCGGTTTCCAAACCGGCTTCCGGCCTCCGCCTCGAATTCGAGATCCAGCCCACCGCCGGAAAAAATCCCCAGGGCCTCGCCATCAGCACCGGCCAGGTCACCGTCGAAGGCGACTGGCAATTCGGTGCGAACGGCGCGCTCCACTTCCGCTTCAACTCCGCGCACCACGGCCTCGACCAGGGCGCGCGCATCGTCACCTATGCTCTGCCCGCGCCGGATGGCGCGTGGCACAAGATCACCGCCGAATACGACCTGCAATTCGTCACCATAAAACGTGACGGTGTGACCGTCGTCCGCGACTGGCTCGACTCTCAGACCACCGAGATCCCGACCGGCCCCGTGCGTCCGGTGAATTTCAACACCCCGCTGCGTGGAGTTCGGAGTTCCGAGTTTGAAGTTTCGAGTTTGAACCCCCCAGTCCGCTGGCAGGGCGTCATCGGCAATTCCAGCGTGCCCAATCGCGGCCCGTCCATGTGGGCCACCTTCTTTCCCGCCAACGCCATGTGCGCCTGGGGCGATTACGTCTTCGTCTGCTTCGGATTCAACGAGGCATTCCCGGAACTGGTCCGCTTCCACAAAAACAATCCCCAGGCCACCGACCTGCAATTCGGGATGCGCCATCTGGCCACCATCGACGAACCGCGCGTGCCCGTTGATCTCGCCATCGGTCCGGACAATCTGCTCTACGTCAAATGCGCCAACGGCACCGTGACCAAGTTCGACCCGTCCACCGGCGCGGCCCTCAGCCCGCTCAAGGGCTCGGCCATTGCCTTCCCCACCCCCGCTCCGCGCCCGGTGCCGCTCGCTGACCAGACATGGAACGTCAACGGCAAGGTGATCGGCGAGCCGGGCGGCTACGCCAACGGCACCGAGATCAAGCTGACCCGCTTCGGCCACTGGTTCATCGACGGCGGACGGAACCCTCGCACCGCCGCCTGTTTCCAGAATGACGGAAAGTTCTGGCTCTCCGACACCGCCACCACCCGCCTCATCCGCTTCAACGCCGACGGCGCACCGGACGGCACCGTGATCCACTGGACACCGCACAGCTACATCATGGCCGTGGACAAGAACAACCGCCGCCGCGTCTTCAACCGCTTCATCGAATATCTCGACGGCCAGCCCGTGCGCTTCTACGGCAACGACCCGGACGTCGTCTTCGGTTTCGGCGAGGGCTTCAGCAGCGTGGCCACGGTCAACGGCGAGACGCTGGCGACCATGCTGGCGAACAGCACGGGCCAGCGTCAGATCGTCAAACTCTCGCCGGCGGGAATCTTCCCGACCGGCCAGATCATCGCTCCGACGGCACTGCTTGAACGCGACGGATCAATCGTCACCGACACGCGCACCGTGGCTGGCACCAGCTACACGTTCAACACCAGCCAGGGTCCGGGCTTCCATCTCACCGCCACGCGCAACGGCGCAACGCTCTGGCAGGCCATGCCCACGGGCGACAACACGGGCAATGGCACCTTCGACCTTCGCGCCGGCCAGACTGCGCAACCCGGCTGCATCGCCATCGCCGGCCAATACGTCGTCACCGCCTGTAAGATGGAGTTTTGGAAGAACGGCCACACCGGGCAGGGAAATCAAATCTTCATCCACGACAAAGCCACCGGGAAATTTCTCCGTCAGTTCGGCCTGCCGCTCATGCACCGGGGCGAGATCGACCACGCCCCCGGCGCGGCCAGCAACATCTTCTCGCTCGACGCCTGGGAAAATCCGGACGGCACCGTGACCGTCATCTCCAACGACGAGTGGGGCAAGGGCGCGATGGTGTGGAAAATCGGGGAAGCGGAAAGCGGAAAAGCGGAAACGGCAAACACCCCATGAACGACCTCGTCTCCATCAACTTCGCCGCCTGGCTGGCCTGCCTCGCCTTTGTCGTCATGCTGGTCAATGGCGCCTTCAAACTCAAGCGCAACGCCAGCGGCGAACCGCCCGTGCCCGCCAACCCCATCCTCGGCCAGAACGTCCACGACATCACCCGCCGCGTGAAACATCTCGAGGACTGGCGCGATGGCCTGATGGCCAAGCTGGAGGAGGACAAGCAAGACATCCTCACCGCCGGCGAGCACCGCGCCGCCGCCATTCACGACCGCCTCTCGCGCACGGACCACGAGATCAATGAGCAGTTCACCTTCGTCCGCGAAACACTCTCCGCCATCAACCGCGAGCTGGAGATCAACCGGAGAAAATTATGACCGCCCGCGAAACCCAGATTGCCAAGAAAATCCTGAACGCCCTGCACGCGCTGGCCGGCGGCCAGATGCACGCCCTCACACTGCACGCGGACATCGGCGGCCTGCCCGCCTGCACCTCGGCGGAATTTGATGAAACCCTCCGCCTGCTGGACGCGGCCCGTGCCGTGCATGGTGTGCAGACGCAGTTCAAGGGCGTCCTCTGGAGCATCAGCTCCGCCGGCGAGGCGGCCCGACTGGAGATGTGAATGAATGAGCGCACCAAAGAAACTACGCGGCGGATCCACTTCGGAAGTCACGAAGCTCAAAGAGTCATGGTTGCGCATGGCCGAAACCTCGCGCGACTGCTGGCGGGAGCGCTTCTGTTCCTCGGACAGCCAGGCTGCGATCCGTGCCGAGCTGTTGAAAAAACTCACCATCAACCTGACGCGCGACAGCCAGCTGACGGAATTTCGGAGCTGGGACGAAGCGAACCAGCAGCGCGAGCGGATGGCGGAGCTGCACGAGCAGCACAAAAAGGAACTGCTGGCCGGCGGCATGACCTTGGAGGAGGCGCAGTCTGTGCTCCTGACGGAAGCCTCCGCCTGGTCGGTGGCCGCGAAGGACTTCACCCTGGGCGTGAAGGTTTCCTCCGAGATCAGCAAGACCACCAGCGCGCGGATGGACGAACGGCGTTTGAAAATTCTGGAGAAGAAAGCCGAAGCCTTCGACCGCGCGGAGAAGGCCCTGACCGAGGCCAAGACCTCCAAGGGCGGCATCACCAAGGAAACCATGCGGAAGATCGAGGCCGAGCTAAAACTCCTGTGAAAAAAGCCGACGACAAATTTTTCATGGAATACCAGGCGCGGTTCATCCGCGACGAGTCCGGCCTGGTCATCGTCGAGAAAGGCCGGCAGATCGGCATGAGCTACGCGGCCAGCTTCAAGGCCGTGCAGCTCGCCGCCGACAAGGAGGCCCGGCTCGATGTGTGGGTCATGTCCCGCGACGAAATCCAGGCCAAACAATTTCTCCTTTATTGCAAACGCTGGGCGCGCGTCCTCAAATTCGCAGCGGAAGATCTGGGCGAGCAGGTGCTCGACTCGGACAAGGACATCACCGCCCACGTCCTCAAATTCAAGACCGGCCTTTGCATCTACTGCGTCTCCTCCAACCCGGACGCCATCGTTGGCAAATCCGGCCACGTCATCCTCGACGAGTTCGCCTTGCACAAAGAGCAGCGCCAGCTTTACGCCGTCGCCAAGCCCGTCATCCAGTGGGGCGGCACCCTCACCATCATTTCCACGCATCGCGGTTCGCAGACCGTCTTCGCGGAAATCATCCGCGACATCAAGGAGCGGGGAAATAAAATGGGTTGGTCCCTCCACACCATTCCCATCCAGCTCGCCGTCGAGCAGGGCATCGTGGAGCGCATCAACCGCGCCACGGGCCGGACGGAATCCCGCAAGGAGTGGCTCGCCCGCCAGCGCGCCGAATGTTTGGACGAAGAACAATGGCTCCAGGAGTACTGCTGCATCCCCGCCGACGAGGGCAGCGCCTTCATCGCCTACGACATGATCGCGGCCTGTGAAGATGATTCCGCGCTCAAGGATTTTAATTACCTGGCGGCCTGTGTGAATCCCCTTTACCTCGGCTTCGACGTGGCCCGCACCACCCACCTCAGCGTCATCGACGTCGAGGAAAAGGTCGGCGATGTGATGTGGGAACGGATGCGGCTGGAGATGCGCGGCAAAACCTTCGCCGAGCAGGAGTTTGAACTCGCCCGCCTCATGGCCCTGCCCAAGATGCGCCGCGCCTGCATCGACGCCACCGGCCTTGGGATGCAGCTTGCCGAGAACGCCGTCCGCCGCTGGGGCAGCCGCGCCGAAGCCGTCCGCTTTACCGGCCCCGTCAAGGAAGAGCTGGCCTTCCCACTTCGCGCCGCCCACGAGGACCGCACCCTCCGCTACGCCCGGAGCGACGCCCTCCGCGCCGATCTGCGCGGCATCAAAAAAGAAACCACCGCCAGCGGCAACATCCGCTTCGTGGGCGAAGCCGCCGATTCCCACTGCGACCGATTCTGGGCCAAGGCCCTCGCCCTCCACGCCGGGAAGAACCTCAACACCGCCCCCGGAATCTTCGTCGGATGAAAAAAAACTCCCCATTCCAACTGATATTTCTTGCGATCTTTTTCCTCGCGGGCATCCTGTCCGCGTCCTCAAAAAATGACGCCTGCGAATCCCGATCAAAAACCGCCCTCCGCGGTGCTGACGCCCGCCACTGGGCCAAAGTCAATGGCCCAGCCTTCAGGCGCGTTGGTGAGCCTTCCACTGGACGAAGCCCAAGCCCGGAAAATCGGTTTGGGCGGGCGCTGGCGGACGGCCATGAAAAAGATCATCTCCCGGCGCCAGCGGAGCGACGAGCTGGCGGACCGGCTGCGGACCGCCATCCAGACCCTTCTGACCCATGCCGCCCATCAACCCGAACCGTGGAGCCAGCGGGACCTCGCCCGGTGGTCCGGGCTGAGGTGGGCCAGTTGGCGTCGTTGCCGGGATGGCCAGGTCAACGCGAAACGCTGGCTGCCCAAACTCGAAGCCGCGCTCGACAGGCTGAAAAGCAAATAACGTTCGCCCTCGCCCTGACACTCTCCCCCACCGATGGGGAGAAGTTCGTTTCCGCTTTCCGCTTTCCGCTCTTCCTGAAATGAACCTCTCCCTCACCATCGCCGGGCATCAGTTCAGTTTCGGAAAGGCCAAATCCGCCGTTGCCGACTTCCTCACCGGGGCCGACCTCGACGGCTCCTCCGCCGGCGGTGCCCAGATCACCAGCCCCTACGCCCAAAGCGCCTGGGTTTATATCGCCGTCTCCCGCCTGGCTGAGAAGATCAGCTCCATCCCTTTCCGCATTTCCTCCCTCGGCGATGACCCCGCCAAAAAAGTCCGCGCCCTGCGCCGCTCATCTGAGCCACGCCACCGTGCCGCGTGCCGGCGGGCGATGGATGAGAACATCATCGGGGCCGGGGCCATCGTGGACCTCTTCAACCGGCCGCATCCCACCATGAGCCGCCAGCTTTTTTGGGAAATGGTCGTTACCTGGAATTGTTTGCGCGGCGAATTCTTCGTCCTCCCCCTGGACGACGCCGATCAGCCCGTCGATCTCGCCACCAGCTCCGCCCGCATCACCCGCCTCGTCACTCTGGACACCGCCCTTTTTTGGCATAACGTGGCTGGCTACGATCTCCTCGGATGGCGCTACACCGGATCGCCGCTGCTCACGCCCATCCCCTCGGAGTTCCTGCTCCCGAGCGAACTTATCCACGGCCGCCGGCCCAACCCCTACACCTACTGGCGCGGCATGTCCCCGCTCCTCGTCGCGATGGGCGCGGCCGGGGCGGACTACGCGGCCAGCCAGTACAACAAGGGTTACTGGATGAACAATGCCGACACCGGCATGGTCGTCACCAGCGACCAACAGTTCACCCCCGAACAAATCCAGCAGACCAACGCCGCCCTGCGCGAACGCAAACGCAAGGCGGGCACGCCGGACCGCCCCCTCTTCCTCTGGGGTGGAATGAAAATGGACAAGCCCCAGCTCTCCGGCATGGAGACCACCTTCATCGAGAATCGAAAAATGAACCGCCAGGAGATCGGCGCGATCTTCAAAGTGCCGGACTCCATCATGGGCTTATCCGACGCGAAAGCCTCGGCCCTCTCCGGCGGCGGCAGCGCCATCAACCAGGAGGCCATCGGCTGGGTCGTCAACACCATCGCCCCGCTCTGCGAAAATCTCGAAGCCGCGCTCGAACCCATCGTCAAATCTTTCGGCCCCGGACTGATCGGTTGGTTTGACATCGAGAGCCTTCCGGAAATGCAGGAGGCCCGCCGCGCCCGGCTCGACGCCGGCGTGAAAGCCTTCGGCATCGGCGTCACCTTCAACGACCTCAACCATGTTTACGACCTCGGTTTCCCCGATTACCCGACATGGGGGAACAAATCATTCCTCCCCTTCAACCTGCAGGAGGCCGGCGGCGACGCCGCGCCCCTCCCGCCGGAAGACAGCGGCGACCCGGCGGAAGGCAAAAGCGGAAGGCGGGAAAGCGGGAAAGCGCAAGTAGACCCGATCACTCGGATGCAACAGCTGCTCGCGTCCGCCGCGGCCAACCCGAAACCCGAAACTCCCAACTTGGAACTCCGCGCCCCTGACCTCGCCCGCCTCTGGCGCTCCCACATCACCGCCCGCCGGTCCGCCGTCAAAACTTTCGAGTCGAAAGTCTCCAAAGTCCTCAACGCCCACCGCGCCCGCGTCCTTGCCAAACTCTCGACCTCCGATCTCAAAACTCTCAACCCTCAACTCCCCAACTCTCAACAACGCGCACTGATCGACCTCATCTTCGACCCCCACGCCTACGGCACCGACCTCGCCGGCGAACTTCGCCGCCCCATCACCGACACCCTGCAAGCCGCCGGCAACGAACTCCGCAAAGAGATCGGCCTCGATGACCCGTGGAAAATGCCGAACCAAAAAGCCATCGACTACTTCAACAGCCGGACCCAGGAGATCATGGGCAGCGGCCAGACCGTCCGCTCCAAGATCAACACCGCGCTCCAGTCCGGACTCGAATCCGGCGAGACCATGAGCGAGCTGGCGGACCGGATTAAATCCGCCTTCAACGACCTCTCCAAATTCGAGGCCACCCGCGTCGCCCGCACCGAGGTCAACCTCGCCTACAACGACGCCCGCCAGGACGCGATGGCCGATGCCGGCATCGAATACAAAGCCTGGCTCAGTTCCCACGGCCCCCACGCGCGCTACTCGCACGAGCTCGCGGAAGTCGCCTACTCCCTGGAGAACCCCATCCCCCTCGACGAGCCCTTCACCGTCGGCGGCGAGGAGCTGATGTTCCCCGGCGACGACTCCCTCGGTGCCACCGCCGCGAATATCATCAACTGCCAGTGCATCCAGCTGGCCGCCCGCGCGCCCAAGGAAAAATCCTCTTCCTCTCCTGGGGGAGAGGGCCGGGGTGAGGGTGGTCGCAAAAACAATCACAGCCTCCGCACCTTTGAAATCTGCGGCCTCGGCCTCATGTCCTTCCCGAACCCGAAACCCGAAACGCAAAACCCATGAAACCACTCTCCGAAGAATTTGGAAACCGCCTCATCGCCCTCCACACCGGCGACGCCGGCCTGCGCGGCGGTCTCACCATCGAAGTGAAGAACGTGGACGCGAAACAAAACACCCTGCGCTTCATCGGCAGCGATGGCTCCGTGGACCGCTACCACGAGGTCATCGATCAAAAAGGTTGGAACCTCACGAACTTCAAGCGCAACCCCGTCATCCCGGACTGTCACGATTACTCCAGCATCGTGAAAATTCTTGGCCGCGCCGCGCACATCGAGGTGAACAAGGACGGCCAGCTCGTCAACGACGTGGAATTTTGCGTGGAAAATCCCCTGGGCAACCTCGCCTTCAAGATGGCCGCCGGCGGCTTCATCAAATCCCAGAGCGTCGGCTTCATCCCGCTCGAATGGACCAACGGAAAAACGAAGGACGACCCCGCCCGCACCTACACCAAGGCCGAACTGCTGGAGATCAGCATGGTGGTGGTGCCCGCGAATCCCGGCGCCACCCTCGGCCTCGCCCTCAAGCAGGGCTTCGTCGCCAGGGGTGATCTCGCCGCCGTGGCCGACCTCCTGAAAAACTTTTGCAGTGCGACAGAACCCGCGCCTCCGGTCAGCCCATCCGGCGCGGGCCTCCATGATGGGCACCTGCTGAACCTCGCCCGCGAACTCCGAGGCATCCTGAGACGCTAAAACCCGAAACCCGAAACCCGAAACTCCACAAACAAACACCGACCATGAACAAATACAAACATCTGATCGCCCTCGGCCTCGTCGCCGCGGCATCTCTCTCGCTCGCCTTGCTCGGCGTGCCGCTCGAAATCTGCTTCACCCTCATCGCCCTCTGGCAACTCAGCCAGTTCGCCATGAGCAAACGGTCCTTCCACCTTTACAACTCCGTGCTCACCCCCGAGCAAATCAAGGAGTTCGGGGACGTCTGCAAGGAGCTTGCGCCGCTCAAGGACTTCATCCCTGGCATGAAGACCCTCTCCGAGACCGAAGGCGGCTGGGCCTGGCTGAAATCCCTGCCGGCCCTGTTCAAGGATGAGCAGAAAAAGAACGACGAGCTGCGCGGGCAGGTCGCGAAGATGCTCAAATCTCGCATGTCCGCCACCCAGGAGGTTCGCCCGCGCGGCATGTTGTCGCAGAAGGCTGCCGAGCAGCTCGGCGCGCAATTCGTCCTGCACCTGGCGCGCTGCAACAAGCTCGACCTCTGCCTGGCTGATCCCTCCCTCCGCACTGCGCTCCTCAACGAGACGCGCGGGGTGTTCGGCATGTCGGTGGAAAAAACCCTGAGCGCCTCGGACGTTCCGCTGCCCTCGCAGTTCTTCTCCGAAATCAACGCGCTCATCGCAGAATACGGCGTCGCCCGCAACGCGTTCACCATGTGGCCGCTCTCCGGCGGAACCGACAAGCCGCCGCGCTTCCTCACGCGCTTCACGCTCTCCGGCACCGCCATGGCGGCCGCCATCACGGAGAAGGGCCTCACCGTCGAGTTCGCTTCGCTTGAATCGCACAAGCTCGCCGGCTTCATCTACACGCCCCGCGAACTGCGCGAGCAGAGCATCATCGCCCTCGGCCAGTACATCGCCCGCCTGGCCGCCGTCGCCGCAGCACAAGTCGAGGACGAATACGCTTTCCTCGCGGATGGCACCGGCTCCTACGACAGCATCGCCGGCGTCGGCAAAGTCGCCACGACCAACTCCAAGCTCGTCACGCTCGGCTCTGGCAAGACCAAGACCAGCGACGTGACCGTGGCCAACCTCCGCGCCATCTTCGGCAAGGTGAACAGCCGCGTCCGCTCCACCGGCGTCTGGTATATCAACAACACGTGGGAAGCCTACCTGCCCGAGCTGAACACCCAGGCGAATCAATACAACTTCCGCTACAACAACGCCGGCCAGGCCCTGCTCTTCGGACGCCCCATCGTCTGGACGGAAGTGCTCGCCGCTTACGACGAGGACAACGCCAACCCCGGCGCCATCCTCGCCGTGTATGGGGATCTCTCCTACTGGTGGATGGGTTCGCGCAACGGCGGCCTGCGCATCGACGAGTCTTCGGACTTCGCTTTTATCAACGACCTGATCACCACCCGGATGATCGCCGAGTTTGACTTCGACTACATGGCCACCGACGCCGTGGCCGTGGTCAAGACCGCCGCCAGCTGATCCGTGTCCGCCGCATCCTGGTCCTCTCCCTCTCCTGGGGGAGAGGGCCGGGGTGAGGGCGGAAAAACTCTCAACCAACAACCCCCACAACTCACAACAAAAAATGAAGACCATCAAAAAAATCATTGTCCTCTCCGCCGCGCTGCTGCTGGCCGTCAGCCTGCCCGCCGCCTCGCCCGCCTACGTCACCAAATCAGGAAACGGAAACGCCACCACTGGCGCCTCTGTGATCTTCCCGTCCGTCTCCCAACAGCAGATTCGCCTGGTGAATCTGAATTGGAACTCGGACAGCAACACCGCCACCGCCAGCTACACCACCGGCCTGGGCGCCTACTCCATCACCGCCACCAACCCCTCCTCCACCTACCTCACGCAATACGTGAACAGCGTGGTGGGGATGGTGACCAACACCGGGTTCATCCTCGAACACTCGGGCATCGGCTACTACGCGCTGCTCGTTGCCACGAACAACGCCACCAACGCCGTCTTCGGATCCGGCGCCTTCGGCGTTCTCAGCTCGGTCGGCGATCGCCTCTACCAGCTCGACACCGCGGTGACCGTGCCGATTGGCGCGACCACCAACGCGGCCAATGGCGAGGCGCTCTTCGTCGGTGCCGTCGGCCGGCCCGTGCGCGTCATCATCAGCCCCGCGTTGTCCACCAATAAAATCAACTCCGCCGTCGCCCGCTACGAGTAACAACTCCAAACCCGAAACGCAAAACCATGGACCAACACCCGCCGCAGGACCGGATGATGAAGACCCGTGATGCCCTCACGCGCCCCTTCGTCCGCCCTGCGGCGGCCCTGGAGCGCGGCGACTCGTCGTCGCCTTCCTGCCCGCGCGACTCGTCGCGCCGCCCGAACGGCGAGAACTCGCCGGGAACAAAAAGCGGTGCCAAGTCACCGCACTCCAAATGAACGCCGGCCTCGCCAATCTCCACAGCCTCAAGAGCCACCTGCTCGCGCCCTCGCTCGTCGCCGGCACCGAGTTCGACACCGTCCTCGCAAACATCGGCCTCGGCGTCGCCGCCCAGTTTGAGAAATTCTGCAACCGCTGTTTTCTCCGCACCGCCTCCGCCGTCGAAATCTTCCCGGCCGACTATTCCCAGTTCATCCTCGCCCGCACCCCGGTCGAATCCATCTCCGCCATCGCCCTCAAGCAGACCGAGGCCCTTGGCTTCGTCGCCCAGACCGTCAACGATTTCATCCGCACCTTCCACCCCGCGAGCGGCGTGGTCTATCTCACCACCGGGGACGCCGGAACCTTTTCCGCGCAAATAAAATTCACCTACACCGGCGGATATTTCTGGAACATTCTCGAACCCGCCGACAGCGGCTACCCCACCGCCCTCCCCTCCGGCGCCACCGCCCTGCCGGAAGATTTGAAACTTGCCTGGCTTCAGCAATGCACCCTCGCCTGGCAGGTCAAGGATAAACTCGGCGCGGACATCACCACCACTGGCAGCGCCGCCGCCACCGTGGCCGGCAGCCTCGCCGGGCTCGAATTCCTCCCCGACGTGAAACGCACCCTCACCCAGTACGTCCACATGCAACTGGTATGACCACTCACGAAGTGTACATCACCGTCGATCCCCGCACCCAGCCCCTGCTGGCCCGCGCCCAGGATTCCGTCGGCCTCGTTCGCGCCGGCGCGCGCGCCATGGACCAGGAGAACCTGCTCACCGTCTCGGTCATCCAAAAGGAGCGCCTCAACTTCCCGCGCAAAGGCCCGACCGTCGCCATCGGCTGCCGCATCATCACCGGCCGCCTGCGCGGCTCCCTCCGCGCCGGCCGCACCACCATCATGGGTGACAGCCTGGTCTCCAGCATCGGCTCGAACGTGAGCTACGCCGCGATGCAGGAGGAAGGATTCGAGGGCGACGTGCAGGTCAAGGCCCACACCCGCCTGCTGGCCGGCAAAGGAAATCTCCGCCATGCCGACGGACGCCTCAAAACCGCCGGGGAACGCGCGCGCGGCCAGGTGCGCGCCCACACCCGCCACGTCTCCATCACCGGCCGCCACTTCGTGCGCGACGGCCTCACCGCCCGCACCCCGCTCTACGCCAGCGCCATCTTCGCCGCCATGTCCGCCTACCCCGCCGGAGGTGGAAAGTGAGCACCACCATCAACGCGATCGACGTCATCGATCTTCTCCCCTACGAGATCGAGGCCATCCTCGAATCCGATTCCTACTTTACGGACATCACCGTCGTCGTCGCCGAGCGCGGCAACGTCGCCCTCGAGATCGAGCGCAAGCAGGCCGTGCTCGCGGCCAAGGGCGGCAAGCGCGGCGTCTCCGTCGTCATCCCCCAGCTCGAGGCCCGCGATCCCAACCTCGGCGGCAGCTACGGCCCGCTGGAACTCCAGCCCGCCGTCCAGGTCTATGAGATCGTTGAACTCAACAACGGCCCCACCGGCACCGGCAAATCCGCGCGCACCATTGCCCGACGCATTCGGGACGTGCTTAAAGGCCACTGCCTGCGCGGCCTCACCAAAGCCTTCCGCTGCGACGAGCAGTTTCTCACGCCGCTGAATTTGAAAGAGGCCAACCTCATCGGCTACCAGTGCAATTTTGTCTGCCTCGAAGACGACGGCGAGGCCATCGCCAAAGTCCAGCCGCTCCCCACCTTCTCGCCCTCGAGCGGTGTCACCCCGCAGACCGTCACCATCACCGCGCCCGTCGGATCGAGCGTCTACTACACGCTGGACGGATCACCGCCCTGGAGCGGGAACGCCGCCGCCGTCCTTTACACCTCGCCCGTGGCCCTCACGAGCGGTCCGAAAATTCTCCGCGCCCGCGCCTTTCTCTCCGGCAGTTTTCCGAGCGACACCCAGCTTTCCCTCTACACCTAAACCCCCAACCCAAGAATAAAATATGCCCCTCAATCCCACCCGCGCCGCCCTCTTTGTGGGGCCGTGCCGCATCGTCAAAGCCAACACCGCCGCCGCCTCCTGCTCCATCTTCACCAAGGACGACGTGTCCCTGGAGATCGCCACCGAGTACAAGCCGAAGACTTCATCATTCCACGGCGAGTTCGACAAAACCTTTTTCGGCGCCCACGTGAAGGCCGGCTTCACGCCCAGCGGCCACGTCAATGCCGACCTCGCCGCGCTCCTCTGGAATGACTACATGAATCTCGCGATGGGCTTCGACCTCACCACCGCCGCGGACGTGCCCACGCTCTTCCACGACTCCAGCGGCAACGGCGGCGGCACCATCATCGCCAGCGCCATCACCAAGCTGCCCGACCTCCATCTCGGCGTGGACGACTCGCTCTTCGGCGCGATGGAAATCTCGGGCGTCATCGGCACCGGCCTCGCGCCCACCGCCGCGAGCTCCCTCTACACCATCGGCGGGAACACCACCGTGGTGGACACCACCCTCACCAGCACCCAGGCCAAACAACAGGCCTACACCGCCGCCTGGTCCGGCACCAACCCCGTCTCATCCCTCGTCTGCCCCACTGGTTTTGCCAGCTTCGAGGCGGAAACAAAGTGGACGATCAGCGCGAACCTCAAGGTCAAGATGCACGCCGTGCAGGGCACCATCCGCAAGATCACCTACCAGGGCATCGAGGTCATGGCCAAGTGTGTCCCCGTGGGACCGACGCCCGCGCAGCTCCTCACCGCCATCGGTGTCTCGGCCGCGTCGCAGATCTCCGGCCGCGCGCAAAGTCACGTCTCCTGGCCGCTGGTCATCACCGGCACCGACACCACCACCACCCTCACCATCCCGCTCGCCTCGCTGGTCAGCGCCGGCTTCCGCTTCGGTGATGAAGTCCTGCGGCAGGGCGAATACGGCTGGTATGCCTCCCGCCCGTTCAGCACCGGTGCCCAGGCCGCCATGTCCACCCTCGTCGCCCCCGGCACCTACTAAACCCCTCCGCCCGCCCCGGCTTCTCCCTCTCCTGGGGGAGAGGGCCGGGGTGAGGGTGGGCAACCTGAAACCACCATGAATGAAAAACTGATCGAACAAATCGCAAAGCAAGCCCTCGAACTTCGCACCCGGAAAAAAACCACCGGCGTGGAACTCAACGCCGCCCTCATGCTCGACGACGTCGTCCGCATGTTGAGCGAGGGCGACGCCCTCCGCGCCGCGCCCGCCGCCGCCCCGCTGCCCCCCGGCGGCAAAGCCGCGCCCGCCCCGCCGCAATAACTCCCAACCGCCGTGGCCCGCTACGCTAAATTCACCGGCCTTCGAGCCGCCGATCTTCCCTGGATCATCGCCAGCGGCGTGGATCGCGGCTACCGCGTCCCGTGGCTGATGGACTACACTGCCCCGTGGACCCGCAACCTCCAGACCAGCGCCGGGCTGGAGGTGACTTTCTCCACCCACCTCTCCCTCGGCGGCCTCTCCGCCGTCAAAACTTTTACAACGGAGATTGATTTTGCCACGGCGGAGGAGGCGTTCCTCTTCGCCGAGGAAATCCCCCTGAAAATCGCGGACATCGGCACCCTGGAGACCGGCATCATTGGCGGTGCCGGCGGCGTGATCATCTACCCCAACGCCGTGCTGGCCGGCTTTGAAGCCAAGCCCAGCGGCGATGCCTCCCTCTCCGTCGTCTATTCCTTCGCCGTCGGTCAACCCAGCGCCGTCCCCACGCCATGAGCCAATTCACCGAAACCGTCATCAGCTGCATCCTCACCCCCAAGGACGTGCGGAAACCTTTTGTCGCCTCCACCAACCAGAACCCCGCCGGCTGGAAAGCCACCGACATGGCCTTCCGGTTTTTGATGATGGACGACAAGAATCCCGCCGAGCCGTACGACATGACGAACGCCACCCAGGTCTTCGTCCAGGTCAAGGCCAAGGACAGCCCGGCCAGCGCCCCGCTGATGTTGAAATCTCTCACCGCCGCCGAGATCAATGACGCGGTGACCGTGGCCGAATGGAACGCCGGCACCGGCCAGCACGTCTATGTTTCCTTCACCTACGCCGAGACCGCCCTCACGCCTGGCGATTACGATCTCACCGTCTGGGGCTACACCACTGACGGCCGTGTCGTTTACGGCACCTCCACCTTTACCATCCGCGATGCCGGCATCGACAACACCGTGGCCGTGGCCCCGGCCATCCCGACGTGGGAGGAAGTGATGAACGCGAAGATCGCCGGCTGCGTGAAATACGGCCTCAACCCCGCCGGAGCCACCCTGATTTTACAGAGCCAGAACAACGGCCACACCTTCGAGCAGACCATCGCCGATGACGGCACCCCCGGCGTGAACACCAACTAACCAATGAAACATCTCACCTCGCCCGTAGCGCAGATTTTTAATCTGCCGCACCGCTTCGCCGCCCTGCCGAATGCAATTCGGCGACACAGCAGAGTGCAACTCTGCGCTACGCTCCTTTTTTTCCTTCTCGCCTTCTCCGCGTCCGCCGCCACCCGCATCACCGCCACCCTCACCATCACCAACACCCCGGTGAACACCAACACGCTCGTCGTCAACAGCGACACCCGCACCTGGACCACCAACCTCACCAACTCCGCCACCCAGATCTCCGCCACCAACTCCATCGGCTGGTCGCGCACCAACCTCTACCTCCAGATCCAAGCCTACCCCTTCACCGGCCCGCTCGTCGTGAACTACGGCAGCACCACCAACACCCTCACCTTCCAGGCCCCGGTCAGCACCAACCTCACCATCACCTTCGGCGGCACCGGCTGGGGCAATGTCACCTACTCCACCAGCACCGTGGCCAGCTCCTTCCCCGTCATAGTCCCCTACACCTACAACACCAATCTCGGCGCGCAGACCAACATTTTTTCCCTGCTCGCCTCCGCCCTCGGAATCAGCACCAACCGCATCCCCGCCGGCGCGACCGCCCTCCTCCACGCCCTCACCACCGTCCCCACCACCAACATTTTCACCAACACCATTTTCCAAGCCCCCGCCATCACCGGCGGCGGCCTCACCAACTCCGCCATCACCAACGCCCCATCCATCTCCGGCAGCAACATCGCCCTCGTCACCGGCACGCTCACCAACGTCACCGAGCGCATGAGCACGAACGTCAACGCCGTGATTCAGGGTGCGCGTGAAATCTCCGGCACCATCGGCAGCGTCACCAACGGAACCATTCGCGGCACCGTCCTCACCAACGTCAGCGGCAACATGAGCAACGTGGTCATCCATTCCCTGACGGTGACGAATTTCGACAGCCCTGGATTGGGCAATCAAAGTTTGCAGCTCGGCGCACTTTCCATAGCAAACGGCGCACAGAGCGTGGGCATCGGCTGGTATGCGGTGGCAACGAACACTGGAAGCATCGCTCTTGGCAACTCGGTCACGTCGTATGGATCACCGAGTCTCGGCGTTGGGTACGGCGTCGGCGCGGAAGGAAACTATTCCGTTGCGGTGGGCGTCGAGGAACTGTACGCGACGGGCGTGAATTCGATTGCGGTCGGGAGCCGCTCGACCGCCTCTTACGTCAACAGTGCGGTCTTCGGAAGCTACGTTGACGCGCTGGCCGCCAATCATTTCGCTTTTGGGAATACATCAAATTATTTCACCTTCGCCGGGCCGATCATGGGGCCGGTCTCCAGCAACGCCCTGTTCAAAGGCTACTCGACGAACACCAGCTCATGGACTGAAACCTCGACCGCCATCACCAGCCTCGCCAACGGTCATAACATCATGTCCATTTCGGACTCGGCCAGCTACTTCGTCCTCTCCGGCCCGTCAGCCAACTGGTATCTGGACGCCATCACCAACCGCTGGACGGATCGCGTCATCACCCTGCACAACCAGTCCGGCTACACCATGACCCTCGCCAACGAATCCGGGTTCACGTCCGCCTCCGACACGCGCATCGCCAACATGACGACCGCCGATTTCCCCGTCGGCACCAACCTGACCGTGAAATTGAAATATCTCAATTCGCGCTGGACCGTCATCGGCGGCTCGGGCGTGGGGAACACAAATCTTTACGTGACGTTGGCCGACCTCAACAACACCTACCTGACCAACTCGATCACGAACATTTACAACGTGGCCGTTTCCAACGCGACGATTCAGCCGCTCTTTCGCGGCATCGTCGCCAGCGGCCCGACCAACCTGCACGTCGCGGAGTTCCGGGGCATCGAGCAGGGCACCAACATGGTCATCTACTCAACCGGCACCAGCGTGGTTTTCAACGCCAGCAGTTCTCAGACGAACACCGTCATCACCACCAACAGCACCTTCGCCGGAGCGCTGACCAACGGCTACACGCTCGACTTCAAAACCAACTTCACGGCCACGCTCGCCGCCGCCAACATCTCCATCGCCCTCCGCGAATTCGTTTCGACCAACATCACCTGCGGATTCTCGACCTTGATCCAGATGGCGCACGGACTCCCCGTCACTCCCACCGTCGTCCGCGCCGTGCTGCGGAACGTCGTGGCTGAGCGCGGCTGGACGGCCGGTGACGAAGTGCCGATAACCGCGATCTGGTACACCGGAGTGAGCCGTCCGTGGGGCACCGTGTGGGCCAACTCCACCAACGTCGGCGTCAGCGTCAACAATGCACCAGCGTCTTCCGTGGAGTGGGTGGACAAGACCGGCTCGCTCAGCACCACCACCTTTACCAACACCGCCAACTGGCGGCTGATCATCTACGCGCGGCCGTGATCGAAACCCTCAACCCCCAACCAAAAAAAACACCATGAAAAAAACCTTCATCCTCTGCGCCCTTCTCGCCCTCGCCGCCTCCGGCTGCGTCAACTCATCCCTCATTCGCGCCCTTGCCAAGGACCCGGCCACCGCCCACATGCGCATCACCACCATCTACGGCACGGTGGAGATCAGCCGCACCTCGCCGACCACCAACACCGCCGCACACAAAGTTTCCGCTGATGGCGGGATCTCCGTGGGCCAATAACCGACCGCCCGCGCACCCGCGCTCTCCTCCCTCTTCCCGCGACTGTGGGAGAGAGGGCCGGGGGGGGAAACAAACATGAACCCTTTCGTTCTCACCGCCCTCGCCGCCATCGCCGGCACGCTCTTCATCGTTTACCTCGCCGCGCCCGTGGCGCTGGCCGTGGCCTCGGTCATCACCGGCCACGTCCGCGATCGCCGCTGCCGCCGCCTGCGCGAAATGGAGCGCCTCGCAAAACCGTTCGCCCGCGTTCCCCCTCACCCATGAGCGCCCCCCTCGTCCAGGAACTCGTCTTCAAAACCAAGGCCGAACTGGCCGGCGCGAAAGCCGCCGAGGACGCCCTCCAGCGCGAGATCGGCAAGCTCAAGGCCCTGGGCGATTCCTCCAAGGAGGCCGAGGCCAAACTCGCCGCGCTCCAGGCGCGCATGAAAAACTCCACCGGCCCCGCCGGCGGCGGCTTTTTCGGCGGCCTCAAGGACGCCGCCTCCAGCATTCCCGGTGTTGGATCTGTCCTCTCCGCCCTGGCCACGCCCGTCGGCGCGGCCGTCGCCGGCTTTTCCGCGCTGATCGGCGTCATGGCCAAGGCCCGCGAGGAATTCGCCGCCAACCAGGAGAGTGTTTTCAAACTCGACGCCGCCCTCGCCCAAAACCAGCTCCTGACCGATGCCACGCGCGAAAAATACGCCGCCCTCGCTGACGAACTGGAAACCAAGACCGCCATCTCCGGTGAAAAATGGCTCGACGTCCTCACCCGCCTCACGCAATTCGGTGCGAACCCGGACCAGATCGAACAATACACCGAGGCGGTGAAGAATCTCGCCGGCATCATGGGCGGTGACGTCGAGAGCGCCGCCGCCGCCGTGAGCAAAGCCATGCAGGGAAACTTCACCATGTTCTCCCGCTACGGCATCGTGGTGAGCGAGGCCGGCACCCAGACTGAGAAGATGGCCACCCTCATGGAGGACCTCGCCCAGCGCGGCGGCGGCCAGCTCGAGGCCCGCGCCCAAAGTTTGAACGGCCACTGGGCGCAGATGAAACTCCAGCTCGGCAACGTCCTCGAAAACATCGGCCGCTTCATCAACGACGGCCAGGAGACGGGTGGCGTCGTCGGCGGCCTCGCCCGCACTTTCGCCTGGTGGGCGGAAGTCACCGGCGGCACCACCAAGAAACTCGACGGCATGGCCAACGCGTTGACAAAAACCAAGGAGAGTGGCGAGGAACTCGCCGGTCAAAAGGCGAAGCTGGACGCCGTGCTCACCGGCATCGGCACTGCCGCCGCCGCCTCCAGCACCAACCTGCAAAAGCTCGTCACCGACCTCGATGACGCCGCCGCCCACGTCGCCGCCCTTGCCACCGCCGAAAACGCCCTTGCCCTGGCCGAGCTGGAAATCTGGAAAGCGCAAAATCCCGACGATGAAATTGCTTACCTCGAGCGCAAGGCGACGCTCCAAAAAGAGATCGCCGACGAGCTGCACCGCCAGGCGGATGCGCTGTCGGAGGCCAAACAAAAAGCTGCGCAGGACGCCATCAACTTCGCCCTCGGCCAGGAGGGAGACCTCGCAGAAAGCGTCAATGAGCGCGCCCCGAAAATCGCCCAGGCCCGAAAGGAACAAAAGGAACTGGTCGAACCCGCCGCCGCCATGCAGCGGATGGTAGATGAGGACAAGGCCGCCATCAAAAAAATTCAGGCATCCGTTACATCAGATCGCGGACAGGCGCTCGTCGGCAGCCGGGCCTACGAGCTCCGCACCGAGCTGGCCGAGACCCAGCAAAAACTTCTCCGCGACCAGAAGACGCGGAACGAAAGCAAGGCCGCCGCCGCCGGCAAGGGCCTGGTGGATGGCCAGCCGCTCGCCGCCGCCGAGGCCACGCAGGCGGATGAAGCTGCCCGGCTCGCCGCGATCCAAAAAGCCAACGAAGCCAACCTGCCCGCCCACGGTGACATCGTGCGCGGCGAGGTGAACCGCCGCGAGCGCAGCGCGGCCGTAAAGGCGGTCACAGACCGAACGCGTGAAGCCTCCACCCAGGCGGCCGTCATCAAGGCCGGTGGCGACTTCGCCTTCGGAAACGAACCCATCGGCGCGCCCGGCGTGCGCGGCGTCGCGGGCGTGCCCACCGCGCCCGCCGTCTCCGGCCCTGATCCCGTCGCCACCGCCTTTGAGCGGCTGGCCCGCGCCATGGCCGAGAAGGACGCGCGGTTGATCGCGATCATCATGGACGAGATCCGCCGTAACGAGGAACTTACCGGCGGCACCCTCCGCAAGGACTGACTCTCAACTCTCAACTTTCAACTCTCAACCCTCAACCCGCCTTGACCACCCTCACCTATCTCGGCGTTGAAAAATCCCTCCACCAATGGGGCCTCATCGAGGCCTCCCACACCCGCACCTCCCTCGTCACCGACACCCTCCGCCTCCACGCCGCCCCCGGTGCGCGGACCATTGCGCCCATCTTCCCCTCCGGCGGCGTCATCACCCTCAAACAGGACCGCGTTTACGAGACCCGCGCCAACGTCACCGCCTGGTTTGATGGCACCACCACCTTTCACGGCCGTCGCATCACCGCCCCCCACGCCCTCAGCTCCAAAGCCCGCGCGCGCTCCTACGACTTCGCCGGGCCCTGGGACTGGCTGGAGAAAATTCCCTTCACCCAGACCTGGAAGTCCGGCGGATCCTTTTACAAAACCACCCATGTCTTCCTCGGCGTGCGCGAACTCACTGGCGCCTACCAGCACACCGGATTCCAGATCGCGGACATCCTCAACTGCGCCATCCTCGCCGGTGCGCCGCTCCAGATCGGCACCATCGAGCCGGCCCTCTGGCTGCCGATCGACGAGAAGACCGACCTTTTCTGCGCCACCGCCCTCCGCCAATGCCTTGATCGCTCGCCCGATTTCGTAGCGTATTTTGACTACGCGACCACCCCGCCCACCATTCACGTCCGCCGCCGCACCAGCCTCACCGCGCAAACCGTCAGCCTCCTCGATCCGCAGCTCGACAACTTCCAATACGTCATTCGCGACGACCTCGTACCCACCTGCGTGGCCGCCTTCTTCGAGCGCGTCAACGTGGTGGACGGCGCGGCCCAGACCGAGCTGATCCAGCAGATCGCCCCGCCCGGCGCCACCGGCTACGAGGACGGTGCCTTGAGCGCCACCATCAACCTCGCCGGCTCGAACATCTCCAATGTTTACAGCACCATCACAACCGGCATCTTCCGCGCCGATCATCAGGATGATCCCGCCGGCCCAGATGAGCCAACCAATGCGGCCCGGCTAAAGTGGTGGAAGGCCAAGAACCGCCGGCCCGATCTGGCCAGCCAGCGCGTGCGCAACCTGAAAATCTCTGAAGTCTCGGTCGAGCAAAAAATCCTGCACGAGCCCGGCGATCCCATCCTGCACCTGGCCGGCGATCCAATCCTGGACGGCAATGGCGATCCCGTGCTCGATGGTGGCGGCCAGCCAACCTATTACGCCGGCGGTGAGCCAGTGCTGGACGGCGACGGCAACCCCACCTACTACCTCGGCGGTGAGCCGGTCCTCGATGGTGATGGTAACGAGACTTTTGAGCCGGTCCCCGACCTGGACCGTGAAGCCATGACGCTGGAGCTGCTGGCCGGGGACATTTTTCCGTGGATGTTGCCCGAAACTCAACAGACTCGCCGAGTGTTCATCACCGCCCAGGCCAGCTACGATTTTCACAAAAACCCCGCCGACATCGACACCAAACCGGCCGAGCACGTCCTCGCCGAGGAACTGCGCTGCGAGGCCACGCTCACCAACCTCCCCAGCGACACCTACGCCACCCTGGAATCGGCCGAGGAAGGCGAGGCCGTCCCCACCGGCCTGGCTGCATATATATATGCGAGCCTGAGCGAGCCCCAGGCGGAAGGGTCCTTTGACTACACTGACGGCGACTTGGAACAGTTCAAAATGGGTGACGTGCTGAACTTCACCGACGGAGAGGACGCCCTCGCCACCGTCCGCGCGCTGGTGCAGTCCGTCAGTACCGACATCCGCACCCGTCGCGTCTCCGTGCGCTTTGGATTCTGCCGGCAGCTTGACATCCGATCGCTCAACGATCTCCTCCACTTCAACCGCGTCCGGAGGCGGTGGACCAACCCCGCCACCCAGCAAAGCGGACTGGCCACCAGCGCCGGCACCAACCTCACGGCCACCCCAGGGCGCGACGGCGGCATCAAACAGGTCGCGCTGCATTCCAAGCTGACCGTGAGAGGAGAGGGGTTCCGGTTCATCGTGGACTCGGTCGCCAAAACCCTCCAGATCGACGACGGCGTGGTCAACTCCGCCGGCGTGGCCACCGGCCGGCGGATCATCCTGGACATCACCAAACTTGCGTTGCCCACGGACGTGATGGAAATCAAGCCGATCGCCCCGTGCGTCGGCAACGTGACCAAGGCGGCTGATTCCCTTTACACCGCCGTAAGATGAGCGTGAACCTTTTCCCGCCGTGCCCCCTCGATTCCACCGCCATTAACTTTCTGGGCGCGGGAACTTCGCCGGGCAACAAGAAGGGAACGCCATACCTTTCTTATGTTGCTCTCCCGCTCTCAGCGCGGTTTGTCGCCCCATCCCGCGTCCGCGTATTTGGCATCACGTTTCCGCAGGCGAACAGCCTTGAACTGATTTTCACGAGCGACCTCCAGTCTCATGTTGACGCCGCCTGTCTCTTGTCGAATGCAGGCGGGGTGGGCGCGCTGGACGGAGTCAACGTGATATTCGACCCGTCCGGCGAGCGCGTTTCTAAAAACGGAGAAATCGTAAGCGGAACAACTTACCATCCATCGTTCTACTCCCGCACCCCGGTTGCGGACGTCTGCGTTACCCCTTCCGATTACACCGTTACCGGAACCAACTTGTATTCCACCAGGCCAGTCAGTGTTCAGCCGTATGTTGGCCAGGCACCAAACCAAGCCTCGACGAATTTTCAAAAGGTTAATGGAGTCTTTCGATGGTTTTTTACGCAAGGTTTTGCGTGGAACGGTTCAGACGAGAGCCCGCTTAATTTTGCTACGCCGCCAAAAACTCTTCCAGCGGCGACGATAAATGTCGGTGGATTTTCAAGGCTTTGGCTTTTGGCGGCGAGCTTCACCGGTGGCTTAACCGGAACAATCTCCGGATGGTGCGTTACGATCAACGGCGTTGAGTATTGCGGAAGCTGCGGCTGCGGCGGCGGACTCTCTATCGCCCCATGAAACGCGTCCCGCTCACCTCCCTCCACGCCCTCGCGGATCACCGCCCGGAGGGCTATCTTTTGGAGCTGCTTTCCGCGGGGAAACTGGTCGGCCAACCGCCCCACGAGATCGTCGAATTTGAAGACGAGATTTTCGCCGCCTTGACCGACAAATTTACCCCCTCCCTGCCCGAGCGTGGGAAGAGCGTTTTTACCGCCTTCGCGCGCTGGGCCAGCGAGGGTTTCCCCGTCCTCCCGCAGGCGGACTATTTCGCCCGCGAATCCGTCTGCCTGGACTGCCCTTTTTACACCCGCACCCGCACCCGCCACCACTGCGCCCTCTGCGGCTGTGACGAGGTCAAACTCTGGCTCCCCACCGAGCAGTGCCCGGACGACCCGCCGCGCTGGCTCCGCGCCCTCCCCGCCGCCCCGCCGCCGTAGCCCCGCCGCGCCGCCGCCGCACCCTTTTCCCGCGCCCGTCGCCTCTACCGGAAACCACCCATTTCCGCCTTTCCCGCGACCCTTTTCCGCCGTTTCTCGCGGCTGCGCGGTGGTGTTGGCGGCGCGTGGGCCGCGCACGTGGCGCACGCGGACGGATCCGCTGGGCGCGGCGTGGTCCCTGGCGGAGGGGTATTTGAAGTCGGCACCCGAGCTGGAGGCAAGGGCGTTGTTTGAGCACCTGCTGGAGACGGCGGGGGCGGCGATTCAGGCGGGGCAGTTGCGGACGTTTCAGCGGCGGGTGCGGCAGTGGCGGCTGGAACACGGGCCGGATCCCGAGGTGATCTTCGCGCAGGAACATCGTCCGGGCGAGGTGATGCAGGTGGACTGGACGCATGCCAAGGAGCTGGGCGTGACCATCGCCGGCAAGCCGCTGGATCATCTGCTGTGCCAGGCGGTGCTGCCGTATTCCAACTGGCAATGGGCGACGCGGTGCCAGTCGGAGTCGCTGCTCTCGGTGCGGCAGGGGTTGCAGGCGGCGCTGCACCGGCTGGGCAAGGTGCCGGGGCAGTTGCAGATCGACAACAGCAGCGCGGCGACGCACCAGATCAGCGTCGGGGGCAAGCGGGCGTTTAACACCGAGTTTCTCTCGCTGGTGGAACATTACGGGCTGGTGCCGCGGACCATCGGCATTCAGTGCCCGAACCAGAACGGGGATGTCGAGTCACACAACGGGCACTTGAAGCAGCGGCTCTTGCAGCATCTCTTGCTGCGCGGGTCCCGGGACTTTGCGAGCGAGGGGGACTACGACCGGTTCGTCGAGGACGTGCTGCTGCGGGCCAATCAGGGGCGGCGTGCGAAGGTGGCGGAGGAACTGGCCGTGATGAAGGAACTGCCGCCCACGCGGCTCTGCGAGTATGACGAGGTGGACTGCCGGGTGAGCAGCCACAGCACGATCCGGGTCAAGCAAGTGACCTATTCGGTGCCGGCGCGGTTCATCGGGCGACGGCTGCGGGTGCGGGTGAGCGAGCAGCAGGTGGTCGTGTATCACGGCCCCGAGCAGGTGGCCGAGTTGCCGCGCTCCCGGGATCGCCAGGCGGTGATTGATTACCGGCACATCATCCAGGCATTGCTGCGCAAGCCCGGGGCGTTTGCGCGGTATCGGCACCGGGAGGAACTCTTTCCCGATGCAACGTATCGGGCGGCGCACGACAAGCTGGTGCGCGACCACGGGCAGCGACCGGGCGAACTGGAGTATCTGCGCCTGCTCAAGCTGACGGCGGAGCTGGGCAGCAGTGCGGTGGCGGGGCGGTTGAGCGAACTGGTGGGCGCGGCGGTGCCCCCGTGGCGCACGGAGAGTGTGCGGCAGTTCCTGTGTCCCTCGCTGGTGGTGACGCTGGTGGAAGCGCCCGTGAACCTGGCGGTGTATGACGCCCTGCTGGGCGGGGAGGTGGCGCATGTCGCATGACCCGCTGCCGGGGCTGCTGCGCAGCTTCAACCTGACCACGATGGCGGGGATTTACGCCGCGACGATGAAGAGCGCGGAAGCGGACCACTGGGGCTACCGCAAGTTCCTGCAACACCTCTGCGAGAGCGAGGCGGAGGAACGCCGACAACGGCGCGTGGCCCGCCTGCTCAAACAGTCCGGCCTGCCGGACGGCAAGAGCCTGGGCAATCTCGACGAGTCATTGCTGTCGGCCAAGATCCGGCGACAATTACCCACGCTGCTGGACGGGGGCTTTGTCGAGCGCGGGGAGAACCTGTTGGCCTTTGGGCTGCCGGGCCGGGGCAAGACGCACTTCGTGGCCGCGCTGGGACGGGAGTTGATCCTGCGGCACGGGCTGACCGTGCTCTTCACACCGACCTTCAAGCTGGTGCAGCAGCTCCTGAACGCGAAGAAAGCGCTGAAGCTGGAGGCCGCACTCAAGAAGCTGGACCGGTATGCCGTCGTGGTGCTCGACGACATTGGGTATGTGCAGCAAGACCGGGAGGAGATGGAAGTGCTCTTCACGTTCCTGGCGGAGCGCTACGAGCGGCGCAGCGTGATGATCACCAGCAACCTAGTGTTCTCGAAGTGGGACCAGATCTTCAAAGACCCGCTGACGACGCTGGCGGCGATTGACCGGTTGGTGCATCACGCGACGATCCTGGAGTTCGATGGCGAGAGTGTGCGGGCGCAGAAAGCCAAGATCCGGCAGAGCGCGTGAAGTTCGCCAGCCCCTGGCTGGTTCCGTTCCGCCAGTCGGGCTACGCCCGCCTGGCTCCACTCCACCAGCCAGGGGCAATCCTCACCACCCGCAAGCCAAACACCTCATGCCCACTGGGGAATTATAGTTGTCGCTGAAAGGAGAAATAGTTGTCGTTGACGGAGCGTCCCGCCC